CGCATCTCGCGCTTTAGTTCTTGCTACAAACGAATCTGCTCAACTTACTCTACTAGCCAGCGGTGATGTTCAAGTGAATCGTGGAAAAATATATGTACATGATTCTGCAGGTTCTACAACAAACTCACTCAAATTAAGTTATAATGCCACAAATGGCGGTGCCGTAATCGGACCAGATTCTAATGGCGGTTCTACATATTTGACTATCGGTACATCAAATTCAGGTACATTTGCTGAACGCATGTATATATCGTCAACAGGTAATGTTGGTATTAGCGATGGTAATCCACAAGAAAAACTTAGTGTAGTCGGCGGGATTTTAGCGGCTTCTAGTAGTGGATCAACTTCAGGAATTACGATTGAAAGTACTGCTACGGCTGGCTATGTTTCAACGATTTCTCATACTGATACAGGTATGGAATTTGATACTGGCTCAATCATTAGACATTTTAAATTTGATGGAGCTGGTACAAATTTATGGACACTTTATACTAATACTGGCAATATAGAACAAAATTACGGTGTCTATAGATTTGCAGCAACTACTTCGGGATCAGATACAGGATCACAGTTCCAATTATGGGGAACAAATGGTGGTCCTGGATATATGGCCGCATATAATTTAAATTTTAATACGGGTAATAACAACGCTCGTACTACAGCCATGAAAATCGATCAAAACGGCAACGTTGGCATTAATACTTCGAGTAATACTTCTGCACGACTTACTATGAACACGCCGCAATATACTGCATCAGCAACGGGCGGCATGATTAAGTGGCATAATACGAATGTATCTAGTCATGCTTGTATTCAAGGATATTATGTTGCAGCTGCAGGCGCAGAACTTTTTATAGGTACTAATGCATATATTAATACTGCTGGTACAACTGTAACATGGAATAGTAGTTATGCATCGTCAGCTATATACCCGCGAAGAGATGGATCTGTACAATTTTTCGCTGCAGGATCTGGTAGCAATCCAACGTTAAGATATATTATTGAAGGAACAGATGGAAGCCACAAGTATTATAATAACGGAGTAAGTGGTAGCGCAGTTGCGCGTAAATATTTCTATCATCATGTCACTTTTTCTACGGGTGGCTATGTGCATATGAAAACTAATATTTCATGGGCGTCCCATACACAGATGTATTCTATACATTTTGAAGGACAAGAATATCAAGCGAGTAGAGCAATCGATACAACTCTATCATGGTATAGTTATAGCCCAAATAATGCTGCTATTAATGTGGGTAGTTATGGTACACATACCGCTTCAGTATATAGTTCATCAGATGGTTATTTGGTAATGGTATGGTATGCAAATTCAAGTACATATTATTCAGCATTTACTTTGAGTCAAAGAACAACTGCTCAAGGTATTAATACTGGATTTGCAGTAACAAATTCTACAGTAACAAATAGCGCGACGGGAGCATTTTAATTATGAGTAATATAGAGCATAATGAAGAAATTTTGACAATTTCTGAACCAGATCCAGAAATCGTAATTCGTCTAGACGAATTAAGTGCTCATGAGCATCAAAGACAAATTAGATACGGTAGAATAGAAAATCAATTAGATATGCTATATAAAGATATAGATGCTGGTTTATTTGGAGAAGCAGCAAAAACTGGATCTTTTTATCTTCACATTAAAACAATTAAAGATGAAGTACCAAAAGTTACAGACGAAAGAAAAGCAGAATTAGAAACAGAGCTTAATGCACTGTTTGCAAACACAGCAGAGGAGTAGAATATGGAATTTAAATTTCGAAGAGGTAATATCTTTAAAATTGAAAATGGGGTAAGTAGCCAAATTACCCAAGAAGAGTACGAAGCTCTGAAAGGCAAAGAGAATGGCAGTCCAAAAGCGAAGGTCAGTGAAGAAGAAGAAGAGACCTGTACCGACGAACAAGAAGTTGTATTCGAGAGTGAAAGCGGAAGCGAAGAGGAAATTTAAAGTATATCCTTCAGCTTACGCAAATGGGTGGCTTGTAAAAACTTACAAGGCACGAGGCGGTAAATACCGCATGGGGAGTAAGTAATGCCAGGACATTATGGACATGGTAAAAAGAAAAAGCCAATGAAAGGCAAAAAGCGCGGTGGTAAAAAGAAAAAATCTATGGGAGGGTTGACTGCAAAGCAGAAAAAACTTCCTCCAGCACTTCGTGCAGCCATTATGAAGAAGCGCAGGAAAAAGTAAATGGCACGTAAACCAAGTGGCGGTTTAACAAAATGGTTTAAAGAGAAGTGGGTAGATATCTCTCGTCCGAAAAAGGGCGGGGGATATATGCCTTGTGGCCGTAAAACTTCGAAAAAAGGAAAGTACCCTAAGTGTGTGCCAGCTTCAAAAGCTGCTCGCATGACAAAAGCGCAGAAAAGGTCTGCCATTCGTCGTAAGAGAGCAGCAGGTAACCCAGGTGGCAAGCCGACTATGGTGAAAACTTTCACCAAGCGGAAAGCGAGAATGAGACGTGGCGGCAAAAAGAAAAGGTAAAAAGCGAGATCCTCGCTTAAAGAAAGCAGGAGTATCGGGGTTTAATAAACCAAAACGTACTCCTAGCCATCCAAAAAAGTCACATATTGTTGTGGCAAAAGTTGGGTCAAAAATTAAGACTATTCGTTTCGGTCAGCAGGGAGCAAAAACTGCAGGAAAGCCGAGGAAAGGAGAGTCTACAGCAATGAAGAAAAAGCGTGCGTCTTTTAAGGCTCGTCATCGTAGAAACATTGCAAAGGGCAAAATGAGTGCAGCTTATTGGGCCGATAAGGTGAAGTGGTAATGAGTGAAGAAAACGGGTTTCATCCAGCAGATACGAATGGCGATGGCAAAGTTAGTAAAGAAGAAGAGGCAATGTATCTTGAGTTTAAACGGAAAGAGCTCGAAGATCAGGATGCAATGCGAGATGCACAACGAAATATGGCGTGGTTCTCTCTTGCTGGTATGCTGTTCTATCCCTTCGCTGTTGTTATTGCTGATGTTGCTGGGCTAGAAAAAGCGTCCAGTATTCTTGGCGATATGGCACCGACATATTTTGTCGCTGTCGCAGGCTTAGTGGCTGCCTTTTTTGGTGCCCAAGCATGGAGCGGTAAGAAATGATGAGTTTTATTTTAACAGTGTTTGATGTACTATATGCACTTCCAGTAATTTGTTGTGTTTGTTCTGCAGTTGCAGCGACTACTCCCACGCCTATGGATGATAAACTATGGGCAAAGTTTTATAAGTGGATTGATGTATTTGCATTGAATATAGGAAAAGCCAAAGAAAAATAAGAAGGTAACATGGCAGTAGAAATAAGTAGAAGAGATTTAATCTCCGAGCACATTGTCGATTTTCAATCTGAGACGAGGTTTCTCAAACTTCCAGTAGATCCTTATTTGGATTTACTCGGCGTTACACCTCTTCCGTCTCAAATGGCGATCATAAATGCGATCAATAACAATAAATACCGTTTTGTCACAGCAGCAATTTCTAGAAGGCAAGGCAAAACGTATATCGCAAATATAATTGGGCAGCTAGTATCACTAGTTCCTGGTTCACACATATTAATTATGTCTCCGAACTACGCCTTGTCTCAGATTTCTTTCGACCTTCAGCGACAACTTATCAAACATTTTGACTTAGAGGTTGCAAAGGATAATGCGAAAGATAAAGTAATTGAGTTGACTAACGGTTCCACCATTCGGATGGGATCCATCAATCAGGTGGATTCTTGTGTAGGCAGAAGTTACGATCTTATTATATTTGACGAAGCAGCGTTGGCAGATGGAAAAGAAGCTTTCAATGTTGCACTACGTCCTACACTTGACAAAGATAATTCAAAAGCACTTTTTATTTCTACTCCACGAGGAAAGAACAACTGGTTCGCAGAATTTTTTAATAGGGGGTTTACAGATGAATTTCCAGAGTGGGCTTCGATACGAGCAACTTATAAGGATAATCCTCGCATGTCTGAAAGCGATATCTCGGAAGCTCGAAAAAGTATGTCTGAAGCCGAATTCAAACAAGAATATGAAGCCGATTTCAATACCTATGAGGGACAGATTTGGAACTTTAACCACGAAGAGTGTATTGAGAACTTGGAAGAATTCCAAATTTCAAACATGGATATATTCGCTGGGCTTGATGTGGGGTATAGAGATCCCACTGCCTTTTGCGTTTTGGCGTACGACTGGGACGAAGAAAAGTACTATTTACTCGACGAGTACTTAGATGCTGAAAAAACTACTGAACAACACGCGACAGAGATTCGTAGACTTATGGAAAAGTGGGATATTGATTATATCTTTATTGATTCAGCGGCTCAGCAAACTCGATTTGACTTTGCTCAGAACTTTGATATTACTACCACGAATGCCAAAAAGTCTGTACTTGACGGTATTGCTCATGTGGCTGCTATTGTTGACAATGATAAATTGGTCGTAGATCAGAGGTGTAAAGAAAGTCTTTCTGCACTCGACCAATATCAATGGGATCCGAATCCAAACTTAGCAAGAGAAAAACCGAAACACAATATGGCATCACATATGGCAGATGCTATACGATACGCACTATATTCATTTGAAACTTCTTCTACAGGCTTCTGAAGGGACCACAGAAAAATAGTAGTTGACAATTTAGTTCCCCCACGATATAATTTCGTTATTAAAAGTAATAGATTCAAAGATGACAGAGCTAAAACGAGATCCCGTAAAGTATATAAGGGACAAAGCAAAAGCAAGGTATGAAAAAGGAAGCGAATGCTACATCTGTGGCACTGACGCTCAACTTGACTTTCATCACTATTACAGTTTGAGTCCTCTCCTTCAAAAGTGGGTCAAAGAAAAAGGCTACCACATGGAGGATATAAGGGACTTTCGAGATGAGTTTATTAATGAACATATTGAAGAGTTATACGATGAAACTGTCACAATATGTCATGCGCACCACTTAAAATTGCATTCAATTTATGGGCGTAACCCAACACTACATTCAGCGCCTAAACAAAAACGTTGGGTAGAGATTCAAAGAGGAAAGCATGGCTTGGTATAACTTTTGGCAGAATAAAGATGTGGAGGAAAAATTAAATCCTGCACAGCCATACTTTACCGAAAAAACTATCTCGTCACGAGAGCCTACGTTTAGCTATGAGCGAGCGTATGAAGATTTAGAAATCGTTAATCGTGGCGTAAATATGATTGTAGATGATTGTGCAGAGATTGATGTAAAAGTTGGACTACAATCTCCTGGAAACAGTGTA